TAGCTAAAGATACATACAAATCATAAACATCACTAGACCAGCTTTTTACGTTTTCATCAATAGCATGTTGTATTATTCCATTAACGCCAACTTCATTAGGCATATAACGTTTCAACATATCAAATATCTTTAAGTCTTGACTTTGCAATAAATCAAAATAAACTTTTTGGATTTCTTTTTCCCAATTAGTTAAGAGCTTATCGTGTTCTTTATACAGAATATCTTTTACTTCATCATTACGAAAACGTTTTGTTCTGTAATCCCAACTCTCCTCACGAAGTTTATTCCTACGAGATATGAGTTCAAATGCAGACTTTGCTTGTTCATCACGTTTGTTCATAGCTCTTACAAGTTTTTGCGACCAGCTTTTACCAGCTTCGCCACCCCAAAGCGCCCATGCTATACGACCATTACTTGGATAGCCGTCCTCTCCGGGTCTATAACCCTCAGCTCTTTTATCGACTTCATGCCTAGGAAAGTACTTCGCAATATGCCTAACTTTTTCAGCACCAGCAGTTGTGTTATTAATAATATATCTAGCAGAGTTTAGACCTACAGAAGTACCACCACGACCAAACTCTTTACGCCACTCAAGACCTCTTTTAGCTTCCTCTTTAGCGCCTTTAGGAATAGTAAAATCCAAATCATCATACAAGCCTTTATATTCTTTTTTAGAACTCAAAGGGTGCGCTCTAGGTAACAAATCCAAATCAAAACGACCACCTCTAAATTTACCAGTGCGAACTGCATACAAAAACGCATTGACACGAGCATAAGCCCATTGGTCTGCGGAAGTTACATTACCACGTACAGATTGTGGATTAGTGCGATAAGCACCAACGCCACGCCTAAAGACTGCAATAAGCATACGTAGAGTTACGCGTTTACCTGCATTATCTCCATACTTCTCGTTATGTTCCTCAACTTTTTTACGTAGAGCATCTTCCACTCTTTTGGAAACTTGCTTCTCCTCACGAAAATCCTCAATCACACGAAGTCGAGATACATCAACAGTAAGAGTTCTATCAGTTTCAGAATGTCCGCCATCATCTAACCTAGCCCATACTTTTACATTTGCAGTTTCATCAGCAGAATTAATACTAGAAATTACACCATGGGTTAAACCAGATTCATCTCCCCTAAGATTGAAGCTAACTGTAAGACCTACCCGAAGTTCACTCAGTGTCGCCATTTACAATTTGCTCATATTCCTCGTGAGTATCACACGGCATATACACAAGTTTTCCATCAGCATCGTGAGTATGAGTACCAACACAACCTATTTCAGAAGCACGAACTTCTGCTTCTTGTTCTGTTGTAAACATATCTCCCTCTAAAGCAATTTTACTTCCATCTCCAAATCTTGATATTTGTTCAAGCCTAGATTCAGCAAGTTCTCTTGTAGGATAACAACCCATGTTACGACCAGATACTTCTGCAATTACGCAGTATTCTCCATCAATCTCTCTAACAACTTTAAACTCAGCAGACTTTTGTTCCTCATCATCAGCAGTTTCAACTTGTTCATCTGCTTCAACAGTAGGAGTTTCAACGGCTTCAACTTCTGTTTCAGTAGCGGTATATTCATCAATAGAATTTGCAGGTGTTAAAACTTTATTTGCATCAAGAATATACACTTCTTGGGATTCATCTACAGGTAAACCAACTTGTTCACGAGCTTCAGCAATAGTAATCCAGCCACCCTGAACACCAACGTTCATACGAGTATAAAGAGCATCTTGGTCTGTTTGTATTGCACGTACCTTACTAAAGTCATATTCAGCATACGTACCATCAGATACATCATAATCACGAAGTAATACTTGTTGTGTAAGTTCCTCGCCAACTTGCTTCCATAAAGGAATCAGTTTATTCTCTGTAAAAAATTCACGCAGTTCAGATGCGTTGGAATAAGTAGCCCTATCAAGACCAGCACCTAGACCAGCTAATATTGCAGGTACACCTAGAACTGCTGATATTCTTTCCTCCGGTACCCTACGAAGCGTACCAATATCAAGTTCAGTAGGGCTAAAAGCCATTTTCTTAACTTCCATAGAGCCAGACATAATTAACGGCATACCTCTGTTTTTACCACCGACTTTTTGCTGGAATGCACGTTGCACTTGTTCAGCTTCAGTTTCAGTTAAACCAAAATCTTGCTTTGGAGAGATAACAACATTAGGCACACCAGAATTAGAAAGTAATGCAGTAGCCATTTGTCCAGCAGATTCATCTCCATAGATTTCACGAAGTACAGAACGAAGCGGTGCAAAACCCTTCTTGTGATTTGTTTGGTCAAGACCTAAACGAATATGCACCATATCATTGGGCATAATCATCATTTCTTTGTTATCAGTTTCATAAACATAGTGAGTAATAAGTTCATCATCATTACCTTTAGGGGTTACGCTTTCAGGCATAAGAGGATAGAGAGCAACAACTTGACCTGCATTATTTTTTTGTTTAATTAGATACGCATCTCCAGATACGTGCATAGCGTTAATAATATATTGTTGAATTACATCTCCAGACATATAAGGATTAGGTCGCCTCATGAGAATTGTAAAAGGGTGGTTAAGAACAGTTTGTTCAAGCCCATCAGAATCGATTTGCTTTACCATAAGAGTAGCTTCAGAGAACGACATACCTAAAGTTTGCAGACATGCAACTACTGCTGAATTTGAAGCACCATTACCCATAGTAGATACATCAAATGCACCTGCCTTAGTATTCCAACCCTGAATAAAGTTTAAATTGTTATATAGGGTATCTCCATCACGGAAAAAATTAATTCTTTTGCTTTCGTTTGCAGAATTGTTTCTGCCGAAAATAATATCTCCTAAAGTTCTACGTTCTGCCAAAATCTCTCCTTATGGCTAAGAGTGGATTGCTGAACACACCCAAAAGGAACTACCCACTCAAAGCCAATCCTACTGTGTTCAATCAATATGCTCTAATCTCTCTTTTTCTTGCAACTTGTAAAATTGCATAAGCTAAACTATCAACTTGGTCGTCATGCTCTCCTGCTGGAAATTGTAGTAGTTCTTTTTCTAATTCCAAATACCATTCGGCATATTTAGGAAAGTAAACTTGTCCAGCTTCCATCTTAGCAGATAAAGGCAATGCTCTGCTTAACTTATCTTTATCCGCCCTAAGTTCACGAATTGGGAGAGCAGTTTGTTGCCTAGCTATCTGTACAAATGCAAGTTGGTACCCTGCACGTTCAACACCAATTACTTCTGGATTCCATTTGTCATACGTATTCTGTAAAAGTTTTAAAACTTCTGGAGCTTCTATTCTTTGTCGATTGACTTCCAAAACATAAATATCTTGCGTAGGCGATATACCAACTGTAGTAACGACTGTATAATCTGCACTTTCTTTAGTCGAAGTTGCAAGGTCAACTGTTGTAATGCGCCTAAGAGATTCCACTTCAAATTCTCCAGCTTGACTTTTAACTGTACTAACTGTTTTTTCATTACCAGATTCATCATACACATTTTTGTTTGCAGAATCATAAAACCTAAACCATTCAGGGTGGAATATACCACCTTTAGCTTCGACAAACTCTGCTTCATATTCTTGACTAAAGAGGAAACTACCAATCTCACGCTTAGCAATATCTAACTCCTCAAGCGGTACGTATGGATTTGTGCTTGTAGGAAGTTGCCATCTAGACCAGTCATCATATTTTTCAGCATCATCAAACAATCTAGAAAACCAATTATATCCCTTAGGGCTTGAGATAAATAAAGCACCACCTCTACGCTCAGTAAGAGTAGGTCTAAGAACTTCTTTCCAGACATCTTCCTTAATATATGCACACTCATCAAGAACGATATAGTCAAGACCAGCGCCACGAAGCCTATCAGGATTATCAGCAGAACGAACTGTTACTTGCCCACCAGTAGGCGTATATAAAGTTTTTTCATACTCTTTAACTACACAACCATAGTCAATACCTAGAGTTCTTATTTCTTTCCAGCCCTCAAGCGCCATAGCATACGTAGGTGCAACCCACCATGTTCTTTTACCCTGCATAGCTTTAGCTATACAAAGCCATACACCTAGCCTAGTTTTACCCCAACGCCTACCAGCTACAAGAACTTTAAAACGTGCAGAACTAGAAGCAACATCAAGCTGACCTGTATGTAATTCAGGTAGCTTTACTTTAAATGGCTTTATTCCGCCATCATTCTTGAAAGAAGTTTCCATCATCTCCCTGTGTGTCCAACAGTTCTTGCCAAAAAAGTATTATTTCATGAGGTACAGGAAGCACTACAAATCCAGTAGAAAACATATCAGGCATAGGTTGTTCATCAACAACTACAGGAAAATCCCAATCATTAGCTAAAACAATATCAATAAACTTATCATTGGTATCATCAAAATCTTTAGGTATCGGCATTATTATCTTTTTCTTTTTTTATATCGGACATTTCGGACACGACCTCGCCCTCAACGAATTGAGTTCCATCACTCCAGTACAATTCTACATCAAATTGTTTTTGATTATCTAATACATTAACAGTATCTTTTCTACCAAACTTATCTGGATATTTACGTTCAAGTAACCACGCAGAAGCCTGCCAACTACCATTATTGGAAGCATTCTGGATATTAAATAGATTTCTTACAATAGCTTGAGATTCAGATTTGTTTATCTCCTCCCAGCGAGATGCGTAAGGCTCAACACCAGCTTCGGCAAGTTCACGCCACCTACGAAACTGCCTAGAACTAATACCAGCAAAGACACAAGCGTCCTCAATGTAAGCACCAACTGATATGGCTTGAGATAAACGTTGCCACACGGATTCATCTTGAAATTTATAGCGAAGCCTCATATCTTGGCTCATAATACATACTCCTGTTTTCTAAGTTCCAGCTCATTTTAGAGCCAAATATTAGCAATTTTTTTTTGGGTTTTTTGCCCTATTTCTATATAGCCTATTGTACACAGGGTTTTTGCCAAAAAGTTTTTTTATATTTTTTAATATTTTTAATGATTAATTAAGAATTTGTGATTAAAATACATAGTATGAATTAACAAATAACGGTAGAGCTTCCAGACCGACCTCTGGTATCCGAAAAAAGCGGTTAGCATTTCACTCCCTTAAAATCTAAAAACAAAACTCAAATCGTGCAGATACTGTACCAGCTCGTTGCGGGCATTGGTTAGTCCACTCAGATTTCATTTCCGATGAGTGCG